TCATAACAACTCATCAGTCTCTGCTAAGACTTTTGAATAAAATATGAGTTGTTTGCAAAATCGCTCTCTTTGGTGTTCTTCTAACGCTCCATACGTTAATTGAACTTCATAGAGAGCCTGCTCTAATACCGTATCTTTTGTTTGGTCGTAGCCGCTAAAAAGAGTATCTAATGGTACGTTGAAAAAGGAGCTGATTTGTAGAAGGGTTTCCATACTCGGTTCGAACAGTTTATTTTCATAGTTATTAATTTGATTTCGACTAAGATTAAGTTCTGAACCGAGTTGTTCTTGTGTTAAACCTCTAGACTTTCTAAGCTCTTTTAAATTTTGTGCGAATACTTCTAATGCTTTCATAATTTGAGTATAGTATTTAAATATTTAACATACTATAATTGATTGTAAAACAATCAAAAAGATAAAAAATGATTTTTTATTGTTATTTTTTCGGAAGAAATTCAGGAACAAGTGTTCTATTTTTGGGTGATTAATGGTAAAATATTATTATGGATCTCGAAAGTTCCAAAAGATTACACTAAGTCAATATAATAGAATGCTGATTTATATTGATTTTAAACTTTCTCAACATTTTTCTGGAAATCACATAACTGAATTTTGGGAAAAATGTGATATTATAAGAATAATAAAATAAACGGACGTAAAAAAGACTCACAGCGTGTATAAGTAGTGCGCTAACACTCTTACACCGCTTTCCCTAATGTCGGTAGGGAAAACACTTACTGCAAGTCTTACATAAATTATAACACATCTCTTGAATGTAGTGACGCGTTTTCCTTTGAAAGTTAAAAAATGGGTATAACGTGTCTTTTGTTCCGATAAGGAGGAGCAAAACTGTGCAGAAATTATTGTTAAAAATGAAAGATGATTTATTTGCAGCTGGTATTACTAATAAGGAATTAGCAGGTCGTCTGGGAATCAACGAAAAGAAGGTTTCTTACTATCTCAATGGGAAAACGCAATTTAGTTTTCAATGTTTTACAGAAACATTGATGCACCTTTACAAATATAATCCCGAATTAAGAAGAGCTTGTTTGCTTGAGTATTGTAATAAAATAAAAGGTAATAAGAATTTAAAAATAGGATTGGAATTTGTTCATGCTAGGGGCGAATTCGACTTAATGGAGACTTTAATAAAAAAAGCTGAGTTGTCGAAAGATGATGTTACAAAAGAATGGGCTGAAGTTTATCGTATTTTATATAAAAGAAGTAAAGAAAACCTTGTAGGTAAGTCACTATTAACAGAAGTTGAAAAGAAGAGAAAAACTATAAAAGGCACTGAAATGAGTTTACTCTTAGATATCATTTATTGTTATGGAATATACGATATAAGTGATTTTCGTTTTTTGTCTAGCTATGCATGTGATGTTAAAGAAAAAATCGAAAATGAAATTCCTCAAAAAGAAAAATTTTTAAAGCAAAGTTTCACTATAAAAATTAACGAGAGTATACACGCTACATATCTTTCTCTTTGTAAGATAAAAGAGGCAAGAGAATACACATCTTATTTAATGAAATATCTTGGAGAACCGGGGAAGTACCCTATTGCACAAGCGAGTGCATTGAATGTTCTTGGAGAGTCTTATATATTTGAAGATTACAATAAATCCAAAATTTACTTAGAACAAGCGTTATATGCTCTTGGTGATACCTTTAATGACAAGATGAAAAATAAAAAGATATGCATTATGAATACGCTTAATTTTCTTAATTTATATCACGGAAAAGATTTAGACGCTTTATATCTTGCTGATCCGGCAGAAATAGCATTTCTAGAAATAAGAAAAGGAAATAAAGCGAAGGCTATTGAGATTTTAAATAGATTAGAAAAAGAAAACGGGAAACTATCAGCATTCCAACTATGTTACATGGGAATTGCTAAGGAAGATAGAAAACTGATAGAGAAATCGTTAAATGAATTCGAAAAACTTGGCAACATATTTTATACACAGTTACCTAAAAAATACTTGGGTATACTTTGAAAAAATGGTATAATTATCTTATAGGAAGGTGAGAGCATATTGAAAAAAATTCTATCAACTTTATCGGTGTTAGCAGTTCTTGGAGTGTTTTTGTTAAACTCTTCTGATGTTGTTAAAGAACAACCAAAGCAAGCGGCTATTACTGAAACAACTCAATATAAAATGATGGTTGATCCAGGCGGCGGCGGAGCTGGCTGATTATAACAATATATATTTAAATGGCATTACCTCTAGTTGAGGTAATGCCATTTGTATTTTTTGGAGAAATCCTATTTTTGAAGAAAAATAGATAAAATGGTAATCATTGTGAATCGTTCACAAACTATATAAACGGGGGTATTAGGGATGAAAAAAGAAAACTTAGAAAACGTAACGGTAACAGAAATAGCGGAATTCGAATCACAATTATTTGATGTTATGCAAGCGGCGCGTGAAGGTGACGAATCAGCAATTGAAATTATGATAAAAATGAAACAGGCGATCGTTAGCTTCTAATGCTATCAATCGCCTGTTAGTTTCATTAAATCTTTAAATAATTTCATTATCTCTTTTTGTTTTTCTGGGTCTTTTTCTCTAAATTGAGTTATTATTTCTTCAAATTCGTCTTGAGCGCTTGTTATAGGGTGCTTTTCATCAGATTCTCCTAATACATAAGCTACTGATACATTCGCTAATCTAGCCACTTTAATCGCCATCTCTTTAGATGGCCCTTTTTCATTATTAACATTTTCCCACATCGATATAAGTGGTTTACTTACTCCTAAAGCCTCAGAAAATTCTCTTTGACTCATTTTTAATATTTCAGTTCTAATTTCTTTTGCCCTTCGACTAATCAGTTCGTGATTCATTTTAAAATTCTCCCCTTCTACTTAACCGTAAATATTCCGCTATTGTGTATTACTGTATTAGGAATACAGTAACTTTATATAAAATGTAACAGAAAAGTTAACTCTAAGACAACCCTTAAAATTTTTAAAAATCAGGGGTTTACTTTAAGTTAACCTTTGTGTATACTCAAAGTAACGAATCAAACAAAAGGTGATGACATGATAAAACTTAATAAAGAGAAGGTGAAAGCCTTAAGAGAACAACACGGTTATAGTCAGCGACATGTTGCTGAATACTTAGGATACACACATAAGGGTGCTTACTCTTTACTGGAATCAGGTGATAGACAACCTAGCGTTTCCAAACTGGGCATGTTAGCTAAGTTGTACGAAGTAAAGGTAGATGATTTATTAGTAGGTTAACCCATTGTTACCTTATTTTTTTAACAAGAGGTTAACTTCAGTTTAACTATAAGGAGGAGAGAAAATGAATCAATTAAAAGTATTGCAACATCCAGAAAGTGAATTTGTTTTTATGGAAGGAAACAAAGTTGTTACAGATAGCTTAACAATCTCTCAGATGTTTGGTAAGCGTCATGATCATGTAATGAGAGACATCGAAATTCAAATAGAAAAGTTACTTGAAGCAGGTGAACAACAATGGGGTATCACCAACTTTGGGGAGACCCAATACCAACACCCGCAAAACAAACAATGGTATGACAAATACAACTTAACAGAAGATGCATTCGTAATCGTCGCGATGAGCTACATAACACCAGAGGCAATGAAAATGAAAATTAAATTCTTACAAGAATTCAGGCGAATGAAAGAGTACATCCAAAAGTCACAGCAACAACCGAAAAGTATTGAGGATGCAATTATCTATAGTATGACTGAACTAAAACAAATAAAGTCAAGACAAGATCATACAGAAGAAGAAATGAACAAAATGAAACTTTTAGTAGATAACGAACTATGGCTTACTGAACAACACAAAGGAGCTGTACAACGTAAAGTAAAGCAACGTGTTTTTGAACTGAAAAAAGAAGGTTATGATAATGCATCATATCAAGGAATCTATGGCGCACTAAAAAGACACTTTGGTGTAGCTAAATACGATAAGATTCCAAGAAAGTATTATCAAAATGCTATGCGATTTATCGCAGGATGGTATCCGCCAGAAAGACCTGGTGCATTAGATAATTACATTTCTTAATAGATACTTTATAGAAAAGGAGATGCGGAAAATGATTAGTGTACAAGTTGATGAAAAAGAAGTTAGAAAAATTTACTTAGAAAAAGTCGAAGAAAAAGTAAGAACTGTCGATGCGGAGTTAGTATTTTGGGATACGAATGAATTAAAAAGAAGAACATGTATGAGTTGGAACACAATTCAAAAAGAATTTTTCTTTGATTCAAGGTTCCCCAAATTTAAAGTTGGTTCAAAATGGTACTTTCCATCTCAAAAAGCTAAAGAGTTTCTGTTGCAATGGCTATCTGAAAGATAAGGAGGTGATCTAGTGGAAGATACAACATCATTAGTAGCATTCGCAATGTTTATCACATTTAGTGTATTGCTACTTTACATTACTTACGAACCGATAAAAAGATGGGCTTGGAGTGACGTAAAACAAAATAAAAAGACCCACGGCAATGGGTCCTTTAAGAAAAAACACTTGTTATAAGTATATCACGGAAAGTAGGGAAATAGTACATGCGTTTAACTGAATACCAAGTGCTATTACCTAATAAGTTTTGGAACTTAGCAGAGAGCAAGGATGAATTAAAGCAAATGATTGAACAGTATTTCAAGGTTGGTTATCCGCATTATGAAATTCAACGAATAATCAAAAGTGGACAAGCATATGTGGCAGTTTGTATCAGGAGGTAAATATTTATGGCAAATGTAGTAACTGAAATTGGTGGATTAAATTTCAAAGGTAATGTAGTGGATCATGAATGGTTTAATTACATCACTTTTAGTAATGGTAAACCTCACATTGTAGCAATTATGGTATTGAGCGAAATCGTCTATTGGTATCGCCCTACAGTGATTCGAGATGAATATACTGGCAAGGTTACTTATAAGAAAAAATTCAAATCAGATAAGTTACAAAAGAGTTATCAGCAATTAGCAGAAACATTTGGGTTTTCAAAAATACAAGTTAAACGAGCTTGTGATTTATTAGTGGATATGAACTTAATCGTAATCGAATTTAGAACAATAATTGTAAATGAAATCACTTTAAATAATGTAATGTTCGTTGAGCCTAAAGTAAATGAAATAAAAAGCATATCAAGTATGTATCAACAAGTCGAAGAAGACCCTGTTAACTTTGAAGTAAAGAGGGTAGTCACTTCAAAATCAGGTACCTCTTCACGTGAAAGTAATGAAGCTCCTGACTTTAAAGTAAAGACAAATACAAAGATTACTACAAAGAATACTACAGAGAATGTAAGTAGTAGTAGCATCTTCTCTTTCTACGAAAATAATTTCGGTATTTTAAATTCATTTATAGCTGAAAGTATCGCTCAATGGGTAAATGATACAAGCGAAGAACTTGTACAAGCAGCTATGGAACGTGCATTGAAACAACAGAAAAAATGGAACTACGCTGAAGGAATTTTAAAACAGTGGGTTAATAAAAACATTCGTACATTAGAAGATGTTTATGCGTCAGAAGCTGAGTTTAAGAACAAAGGTAAAAAAGGAGAGAAAAACAATGCAAGCAATAAAAAAGATAGTAGCTTCATCGAAAAATACGACTTCAAGAAACGCTAGTCAAAGATATGTATTGTCTCCTAATAGATGCACGAATGTCTTTTTAGTAGGAAAAGAAAAATTTAAAGACGTTTGCAGTAAACGCATGTTGATAGATATAGAAACAAATGAGGAGTTTTGTCCTCAATGTAGATCGGTAGAAAAAGAAGATCAGAAATTAGCTATAGAGACACTAGCTATAAAAAAGAAAAACGAAATCATTCATTTATATGATTCATTTGCTGATAACAGCTTAATAAATGACAAACTCAAGAAAGCTACATTTGAAAATTATGTGCCAACTAAAAAAGAATTGGCTGATGCAAAAGAAACTATCATGGATTTTGTTACTTCATTCAATAAAGAAGAACCAACAAGCATGATAATAACGGGTGATTATGGAGTAGGGAAAAGTCATTTGTGTGTGGCAGCCACTAAAGAACTTATGAAAATGGGTCACAGTGCAATGTTTATTCAAATGAATAAGCTATTTACCAAAATCAAATCAACTTGGAATAAAAACAGTGAAATGACAGAGGACAAGCTTATGTCCCTCCTAGCAAAAGTTGATGTCTTAATTATCGATGACTTTGGAGCGGAATTCACGGAGAAAGATAAAGAGGGCGTCACTTGGAAGCAAACGAAGACAAACGAAATCGTAGATAGCCGTATAGGTAAGAGTACTTTGTTTACAACTAATTTTAATATCGGTGAATTAGCAGGAATGTATGGAGAACGTGATTTTAGTCGGATGATGGAAAACGCCGAAATGTTAGAAATGCATGGTGATAATTATAGATTACGCAATTTTAAAAAGGGGGAATAGCAATGTGTGCATTATGTCATGATACAGGAATTATTCGCAAAGAAACTTATCCAGGTGTAACCCTAACGGAAGGGTGTAACTGTGAAGTAGCAAAGCAACAGCAAGCGGAAAATGATAAGCGTTGGCAAGCATGGTTAATAAAATTCGAATCAATGAAACAAGAGTTACAGCGTAATAAACAACAAAAAGTTAGTTAACAAGGGGGAGAAAGCTATGAAAAATACAGGTGTTGCAAGAAAAGTGGACGAGCTAGGGCGTGTAGTAATTCCAGTTGAGTTACGCAGAACTTTGGGAATAGCTGAAGGAACGGCAATAGGATTTCATGTTGAGGGTGAAAACATTGTTTTAAGAAAACAAGAAAAGTCATGCTTTGTAACAGGTGAAGTTTCCGAATCAAACATGGAATTATTGGGCGGTCGAATGTTTTTGAGTAAGGCGGGAGCAAGCGAGTTACTTGATGCTCTTGAAAAGAGTGTGAAGGTACATGCCTAAGCAGCTAAATATTTTCGATGTAGAGCCGGCAATTTGTGAGTTCGATGTAATGAAAGCCAATGTTAAGAAGGGAACTGGGCGCAATACATACGCTGATGTACGCGTCCAAGTTCCAAATAATGCGAAAAGTACGGATGAGTTACCGCGCACAACTAAACAAGATGATCGTTATGACACCTTTGAACAATATACAATGGCAATTTGGAGATTTCAGAGAGCTGTAGATAAGCTTTTTAATTGGGAAACAGCGGAAGAATTGTGTAAGGCAGCAAGAGATAAAAAAGAAGCTATTCCTGTACGAATTTATTTGGGAAGTGGTTTTAAACCTGAAGTTGTCGAGTACATGCGGTAGTAAAAGGGAGAGGGCCATATGAAAAAAATAGAAATTGATGTTAGCAGCAACAAGCTTTTAATAGTAAAGGACGGAAATGTAACGGCAGTAAATCCACCGATGAGCGGATTTGGTGAGCAAGTCGCGGTTTGGGTAAACGGTAAAGTTGATCGTGTGGATACTAAGTTTACTGAAAAGATAAAATAATCATTTTTAGAAAGTAGGTTCGCTGATGAGTGTAGCAACAAATCACGAAGCGATGAAGGAATCACGTTTAAATATATACATCGCTTTAGAAGAAGCTAACTTCATTTGGGATGAAAGAGATGTAATTCGTTTTCGTGAAATGTGGAATAAAGGTATGAGTTTACCAGAGATGGCGGAAGCGCTAAGGAGACACCATGCTGAGGTTGCGCTTCTTGTAATAGATCAGGCTGATAAGTATTTAATTGAAAATCGTCCGATAGGATTAGGGATTTTCTAAGCAAGGAGAGGCAATGGACAGGAAACAAATTTACATCGATGTCTTGATACACAAAGGAATTTACAAAGAAGAAAAAACAGGACGTCAGCTATATGAAATGGATGAAAAAGAACTTTGGAAACTATTAAAGGGAGAGAAACAAAATGGAACTAACTAAATTATTCGTAATACAAGCTGGGTTGAAAAAGCACATTGGGTACAAAGGGAAAGATAAATTCAGCAAGATGATGTTAGCGATGTTAGTTGAGTTTATGGAGTGTGCGAACGATTGGCGTGGTTTTAAATATTGGAGCGAGAACCCTAAGGCAAAAGAAACGTTGTTAGAGGAATATGTGGATGGATTTCACTTTGTATTAGAAACAGGACTGGATTTAAAAGAACACACTATAATCATGACGCTTCCAAATGGAGTTGAATTACCTGAAGAAATTCATGACATGTCGGAACAACGTATCATAAAACAATACAAGATATTGACAGGTAAAGTACTTGAGTTAGAAATTGAGGTTCATAACGGTATAGATTATATGGATGGATCATATGGAGACTTTATTTATCGATATTTGCTGTTAGGTAAATTATTAGGATTCACTGAAGAACAAATTGAGCACGCGTATATAGGGAAAAACAAAGTTAATCATGATCGTCAAGACAACGGTTATTAATACAATTTGAATTTTATAAGAAAAGGAGATTACTAATGGCTAAATTTATGTTTTCAGTTAATACGGGATATGTAGGAAGTGATAGGGAGGAAGAATTTGAAATAGATGATGATGAATTTGATGGAATAGAAGAAGAGTCTCCAGAATACTACGAAATAGTTAATAAATATTATGATGAATGGTTATATGAAAATATAAATACTCATTGGTACAAGGTTGAATAATTAAACCAAAGCGTTATTTGATGGTGAAGCATAATGGAAGACAAAATATTGTACTATAACGTGTTAGTTTTCTTATGGAGTGTGGTATTGTTTTTTACTATTGGTTTGATACGAATGCTAATAACCTGAAAAAATCAAACAAAATAGTTATTTAGTTACAAAAGAATAGAACACACAAATATGTGTGTTCTTAAAATGATAAGTGGTGTAAGTGAAGTGTTTCATGAGTAAATTCTTAATATTATATGCCTTACTTGGGTTTATGAAGCTTGTCACTAAAGAAAATGGTCATGTGGAATCTAGAAGTAATTTAAACAAAATTCTTATTTGGTAAGTAGGAGGTGAATATGGCAGTATGGGCCGCTTAATTACTTCTATAAAACAAACAACTAAATTATTCCGAGCACCTCAACGGATTGGGGAAATCACAGAGTACAAAGGGAAACCTTATTTAATAATTGGCATCGAGAATTTTCAAATCATAGGAAATCAAATTTCTATATGGTACACAGTGCAGGATATGGAGAATCATAACTTTATTTCGAAGCAGGCGGCGTACCCTGAATATGGTTTGGAAGAAGCTTATGTTCAGGGTAAATATGATGCCGATTTTGAACATGTCCAATTAGGAAGGACGTTTGAATGTGAAGGAGAAAGATATAAGATTTTAGAGTATACGGATATTGTATTAAAAGGAACTGATATAGAAGTTTCGTTTATGGCAAGTAAAGTGCTTCCTGTAGATCGTAAGACAGTGAAGTCAAGATACTTAAATGAGAAAAAGAAAAAACTAGCTATAGAAATTCTATAAAATCCTTATTTGGCAGGTGAACAAGATGAGTGGTTTCTATATGAAGTCAGTGGTTGGTATTGTGGTAGGAGTTACTGGTGGTAATGTTCATGATTTTGTTTCAGTGAATCAAGTTGAGATGAGAATTAGGGAACTAAACGCAACAGAGAGCGAACTTCTTCAAGCTTTAGAGTTAGTCCGGAGTGAAAAACAAGTTTTAGAGATGCATTTAAACAAAGGAAACTGAACAAAAACGCTATTTTGTTAGAAAGTGAGGGGAACAAATGACAGTTAGAAAAGGTGGAAGAAGGCGCGCAGGTGATCCATACAGGAGTATAAATAGTACTCAAGGTGCTTTGTCAACAGGATATCAAACATACAGTTATAGTTCTCCTCAAGTAACTTTGGAATGCGAGAAGTTATCCGATGAGGAATTAACAAAGCTTAGTGGAAAAGTGAAAGTGTACAAGTTAGAAGATTTAGAAAAGGAGAACAAAAATGAAATTCCTATTAATTAAATGTATCAAAGATATCATTATTAGTGGCAGAAATGAAGATGGAACACCAGATCATTGTTTTGTAAAAGGAAAAGAATACGATATGTGTTTAGATGAACGGAAAAATGAGTGTTTCACTTTAAACGAAGTTAGCGTAATGCATTTTTTCACTTATTCAAATAACTGGTATTTCGATGAACACTTTGAGTTAGTGAAAGAATTGAAAGAGGCTGACTTCACTAATGATGAGTTGAGATTAAAGCGTTTGAAAAGAATGGCAAAAGCAAAGAATCGTTATGAAGAATAACTAACTATGAAACTAAACAAAAATTTCATTTTGTAGAAAAGGGGAATGGATATGAAGACATATGAGGACCTAGTCGATAAATGTGAAGAAATCCTTAATAGAGGATGGACAACTCAAGCTGTTTATAGTTTTATGGCGGCGCATTCTGGTTGGGGTCCTGACAATATCACTTATGCAATTAATGAAGCTAAAATAAGAGCAGCTAGCAAAAGCTAACTGCTCATGTAAGGAAAACGGAGAAAGATAACCATGTGTCTACAGTATTGACGGAATATTGAGTTTTATTCAGGGGGGAATAGGGAAATGAGAGTAAAGGACATGGTTTTAAATCACATTCAAAAAGGATCTAAATATAGAATTACTCATTACGATGAAAATAACGGATTTACAGTATATAAATGCGAAATTGGAGCTATTGATTCAACATCTGTATTCATTTTGGTATTTGAAATGGATGGAGAAGAAGTTGATGTTGCTACATGGATTCATTGGCGAGGAATAGACGTTATAGAAGAAATTCAAACAAAATAATCCTTTTAAAGCGAGGTTGGGAGAATGAAAGCTTTGAAGAAAAGAAAAATTAGAAAAGCAATTGCTCGTCGTGCAAAAGATGTGGAGAAGTATCAAGTCAATAGAGCTTGGAGGAACATTTTTGTACAAGCTGGTATTTTAAAGTGAATGAAAATAGAATACAGTCCGGCTAGAAAACTAGAGGACACCAATTCATTAAAGCGGCAATTAAAGCTGTTTTAGGAATAGGTGTCCTTTTTATTTTGAAAAGGGAGATGGGGAAATGAAGGTGTTAAAGGATCAGCTACGTGAATGGAAAAAGCAATCGAATCAAGAGAAAAAGAAAGCTAAAAAGAAACGAAAAGAGAAGTTAAGCACTCGTGATATTGAAGGTTTAATGGGGATTCATGGGCCGCGTTATGAACGTAGGCGTGGGGCACTAAGACAAAAGTAATCTAAAAATAAAAAGGAGTGGTCTTACATGACTGAACAATTATCATTTTTACCAAAAATCGATAGAGCAGCAACGCAGAAAAAATTAGAAGGTGTTCTTGAAAGTGTACGTTTATATAGACAGTTTGGAATGATGCGTGAAGAAATGAAAGTCACTCCTTCTTATGAAATTAGATATCACGGACCTACAAATGATGTAGGGAAGCCATTAGAAGATGTAGCGATGGCTAATATACAGCAAAGTGAACGAGAAGAGTTGATTAAGCAAAATTCATTTCGTATTGACCAGTTTCTTAGTCGTTTGGGTAATGGACGTGCAGGAAAGGATCAAAGAAACATCATCATTAAGCGTTATTTAGAAGATGAAGATGTATGTGACTATATGGTATATAACGAAATTGGCATGAGTGAGCGTACGTATCGACGTGTTAAAGCTAGAGTATTTTATAAACTGGCTTTTGCTCTTAGATTAGAAGTTTATGAAACTGAAGAAACTGGAGGGGATGAATAATGAATTTTGTTCAACCTATACGTAATCCAGAAGAAATACAGCAGCTAAAAGACTATTTTAAGGAAAAGAGCATACGTAATTATATTCTCTTCATTATGGGAATCAATACAGGCCTGAGAATCTCGGATATTTTGAAATTGAAGGTAGGGGACGTCAAAGGAAGTCATATCTCGATGAGGGAAAAAAAGACAGGGAAACAGAAACGAATACAAATTACTGCAGCACTGAAAAGAGAACTTAAATGGTTTATTGAAGAAAGAGAAGATAATGAGTACTTATTACAAAGTAGACAAGGTAGTAATCGTCCGATTGGTCGTAGCATGGCATATAAGATACTAAGTGGAGCGGCATCAGAGTTTGGATTAGATGAAATAGGCACACATACCTTGAGGAAGACATATGGGTATCACATGTACATGCAAACGAAAAATATAGCATTACTCATGGAGATATTTAATCACTCGTCAGAGAAGGTAACATTACGTTATATAGGTGTAAACCAAGATGCAATGGATAAAGCAATGACTAGGTTTAAAATCTAATCATTGCTTTTTCTTTTTGAATCTATACAGTTACTCATAAATTTCGTACTGTGTAACTCAAAAGGGAAAGTTTAATTAAGTCAATGATATCAATGGATTTGGCGAAGGGGTCAGTTACACACAATATAAGATATGGGTAAGTCATTAGGATAAATTACATAAGAGCGAATAATAAAAATAAGTGGCAGAGTCGTGACCGCTTTTTGGCAGGAAATGTGCCGGTTGTTTTGGAATCAATGTGATATATTTGTATTGTGAGAAGTGGCGGAAAACATTGCTCGCAAGATTCCAGATAACTGAAAATGGATCGTCATTACCGGTGGCGATGGTTGTTAATTGAATGAACAGTTGTTTCTTGTTTTCACATTCAATTGCAGCTTACGTTGTGTAAACGGAGAAGGGCTTTGCTCTTCTTCCAGTTACTTAATAATGTTGGCGCAGATGAATGCAGCAACATTAGGTGATTGGAAGAAGGATAAAACTTCATGTACCGTAATTCAAATACAAATTAATAATCAGTATATAAGCATCCATTCGGGTGCTTTTTATTTTGGAGGGATAAACTTTGAAAATACCTTTAACAAAACATTGGTGTTTAAATGAAAGTTGTGGATTTGAAGAGACTTCTCATAAGATGCGTGATGGTTGGCGATGCCCTAAATGTAATGGGGTAATGATGAATAAACTTGTTGTTCAAAAAAAGTTATGGTAAAGATTAAAGTTGTTTATGGATCGCCGTTAAGTGGAAAGACAACATATGTAAAAGAACACATCGGCTCAAATGATTTAGTGTACGACTTTGATACACTGATGGCTTCTTTATCAGGATTACCTTATCAGCAGGTTAATCAACATTTAGTCGATTATGTGTTAAGCATTAGGTGTTTAATAATCAGTCGGTTAAAAAATGAAAACAAAATAGATAACGTTTTTATAATTACTACTTTTATCGGGGATGACTTAAGGGATGGATTATCGGAATTGGATGCTCAGTATATTAAAATGGAGACGTCTATTACCGAATGTATAAGTAGATTAAATAGCGTTGATCGAACAGATAAAGAACAGGTTAGAAAGGTTATTGAGGAATGGTTCAATAAATATGAAATAAAAGTAGGATATAAAACCAAACAACAGAAGCGTAAGTTCTATGACAGTGGGGCATGGAAACAATTAAGAGAACAAGTAAAGAAGCGAGACAACAATGAATGTCAAGAGTGTAAGCGTAATGGTCGAGTACAAACAGATACCAATGAGTACAGTGAGAAGGCAAAACGTAAGAAGATCCAACTCGTTGTCCATCATATAAAAGAACTTGAACATCATCCTGAACTTGCGTTAGAAATAGATAATCTTGAAACAGTATGTGTAGATTGCCATAATAAAGAACATGGAAGGCTCTTTGAAAAGAAACCGAATAAATGGGAACAGGATGAAAAGTGGTAAAACAATTTGAATATAATACCCCCCCTTAAAATATTTTAAAGAAATTTGGGGAACTCAGCACCGGGGAGGGGGTCGATTTTCTAAATTTATAAGCAAATTCGCGCGTTATATTAAATTGGAAAATAGAGTAAATCAGAAGGGAGGGGATGTTGTGGCTAAAGTTAAGCGTGAAACAATGAGAAAAAGAATTGAAAAGGATTTAATAAATCAATTAAAAGAAAAAAAGATTGTAGGTAATCATTATGTAGACTTGATTCAAGACTATTTATCATTGTGGGATTTAAAGTGTATTCTTTTTGATGACATTGAAGAAATAGGAATAAAAGTATCTGGCATGCACGGTCCAAAATCCAATCCTTCTATTACTGATTTACATAAAACTAATGACCGAATGATAAAGATTTTAGATGCACTTGGCTTGGAAGCATCGGCTGAAGAACAGAAAACATCTTCAAAACCTAAGCGCTCTGCGAAAGACTTGACATGATTCAAAATAAATATGTCAGTGAATATATTGAAATGTATCGTACAGGGAAAATCAAGCTAAATAAAGAGCGCATAATGCTAATTGAGTACCTGGAGAAACATATATTAACTCGAGATGATTTATATTTTGATACTGAAATGCACGAAGATTATATAAAATTCACAGAGAAATTTTATTTTAAATTACAACTTTTTCAGAAGTTTGCTACCGCATTTGTATTTCTGTTTTATAAAGCAGATGATTCGATTTTTTATGAACAATTTCTATATATGATGTCTCGTGGTGGTGGTAAAAACGGTCTAATTTCATCGTTGTGCCATTTCTTTATTAGCCCATTACATGGAATAAATCGATATAATGTTTCGATTGTAGCCAATAATGAAAAGCAAGCAAAAGTATCATTCCGTGAAGTCTATGATGCTATTGAAAGTGATGAAATATTAGAAGATATGTTTTATCGAACTAAAGTTGAAATAGCAGGTAATGATACGAAAAGCATTATGCAATATCATACATCTAACGCTAGTTCAAAAGATGGACTTCGCGACGGTTGTGTTATTTATGATGAAATACATCAATATGAAAATTTTGATGTTGTAAATGTATTCTCTAGTGGACTTGGAAAAGTACCGAATGCTAGAGAATTTTTTATTGGAACAGATGGATTTGTACGTGATGGATTCTTGGACAAGATGAAAGAACGAGCAATGAACATTCTGAAAGGTGAAGAATTAGACGATCCTTTATTTCCGTTCATTTGCAAGATTGATGATCCAGAAGAAGTAAATAATCCTGATATGTGGGAAAAAGCCAATCCAATGTTTAGCGAGCCAAGAAGCCCATATGCTAAAGGGTTATTTAAAAAGGTATTAACTCAATATAAACAGTTGGCGAATAATCCATCAAACCGAGAAGAATTCATGACAAAACGTATGAATTATCCTGAAACAGATCTAACAAAGTCTGTTGCTCCATGGGAAGAAATTATGCGTACTGGTTTTGAAGAAGACGGAGTAACACTTAGAGAAATTCCAGATTTAAGACATAAAACAGCTGTGGGCGGACTCGACTTCGCCAGTATCAAAGACTTCGCATCGGTCGGTCTACTGTTTAAACATGGTGATGATTACATTTGGAAATCGCATTCCTTTGTACGGAAAGGATTTTTAGATAAAGTGAAATTAAAAGTACCTATTAAAGAATGGGAAGAACAAGGGTTGCTAACTATTTTAGATGAACCGGTTATTAATATTTCTCATATTGTAAATTGGTTTGTAAGAATGCGTGAGTTATACGGGGTTAATACAATAGTAGCCGATACATTCCGTCTGGATCTGGTTAAAACAGCTCTTGAAGCTGAAGGATTCACTTTGCTATATATTCGTAATCCAAAAGCCATTCATTCTTTATTAGCTCCACGAGTTGAAACTTTATTTGCAAACAATCACATTATCTATGGTGATAATCCATTAATGCGTTGGTACACCAATAACGTTTACGTCCACATCAAGAAAGATGGCAACAAGGAGTATTTGAAAAAAGACGAATTCAAAAGAAAAACGGATGGATTTCAAGCTTTCATACATGCATTATGGCAAGCGGATAACATTCTTGTGGATGAATTCGACTTTATGCTAGATAGCATTAAGTTTTAATAAAGGGGGTGATAACCATTGGATGGTTAGATGCAGTTTTTAAAAGAAATAGTGAACTAGGATTTATGTTTGATGTAGAAATGTTTATTGAAAAAACAAATAGAGTTCACATGAAACGGCTAGTGATTGATACGTGTATATCCTTTTTAGGAAGAACAATTAGCCAGTCAGAATTTAGAGTGAAAAACGGTGGAACATTTGAAAAGGACGAGATTTATTACCGATTAAATGTTAGGCCGAATAAGAATATGACAGCAAGTACCTTTTGGGAAAAGTATATTTACAAGCTCATTTATGATAATGAAGCTTTAATTATACAAGCTGATGATGGTGATCTACTTATTGCGGATGACTTTGAACATAATGAATACGCTGTGTTTGAAGATACTTTTACAAATGTCACAGTAAAAGATTATCAGTTTAAGAGAATCTTTAAACAAAGTGAGGTCATTCATTTAAGATATCGGAATGATAAATTATCACCACTTATCGATGGTCTTTTTGCTGATTATGGCGACTTATTCGGAAGGATATTAAGTTCTCAAAAGCGTAAAAATCAAATTCGCGGAACAGTTGATATGGACATGCTTGCTGCAAAGAGTAAAGAACATCAATCAAAATTGCAAGAATTCATTGATAACATGTATAAAGCGATTGGAGAAAAAGACATTGCTATCATTCCACAACAACCAGGATTCAAATATGCCGAAACATCGGGCGGTGGAAACTCTGGTCAAAGTGTGGATGAAATCAATAAAGTAACGAATGGTTTTCTAAATCAAGTCGCAATGGCCATCGGAATCCCTACAGCTTTGTTGTATGGAGAAATGGCTGATGTAGAGAAGCAAACGAAGAATTACATGCTTTTCACAGTGAAACCTTTATTAAAAAAGATTTCAGATGAAACAAACGTTAAATTCTTTGAAATGAATGAGTACCTTGAAGGAAAAAAAGTTGAAGTTAAAGCTGTTTCGTATCAAAGTATATTTGATCTTGCGACAAGTATTGATAAACTCATTTCTTCAAGTGCATTTACAGGGAATGAGGTTCGATTAGAAGTAGGATATGAAGTTTCTGATGATCCTAACTTAAATACACATCATATTACGAAAAACTATACAAAATTAGATGGAACTGAAGGAGGTGAGAATAAAAATGAAGCAGATGAAACGTAAATTCGGATTTAAAAATCAAAAGTATAATGAGCAGTTAGCGAACATCCCACATAATTTTGCTGTTGTTCACGATGATGAAAGTGGAATAAGTGAATTAACCATTTATGGCGACATTGGTGAATCATGGTGGTGGGATTCTACTTCGGCAACAGATGTCGACAGTGCTTTAAAAGAAGCTGGAAATAATAATGTAATTATTCATCTTAACTCTCCAGGAGGTAGTGCCTTTGACGGAATTGCTATCTATAATCGTCTAAAGTCACACAAAGGAAAGGTTACAATTCATGTAGATGGATGGGCTTGTTCTGCGGCTTCTATTATTGCTATGGCAGCAGATGAGTTAATCATGGGAGCAGGTTCAATGATGATGATTCATGAGGCTTCGACGATTGTGTGGGGCAGTAAAACACTTATGCGAAAAGAAGCTGATATGCTTGAGAAATTAGAAGATGGAATCATTGATATTTACATGACTCGTGCAAATGTTGAGCGAGAAGAAATTCGTAATATGGTAAATGAAGAGACATGGTTTAGTGCAAACGAATCAGTAGAAATCGGTTTTGCTACTTCTACCGCGACAACTGTGGAAGATAACACAAATGAGGAGCTTGCACAATTAAAAGCTCAAATGCAATCAATGCAAAATGAATTAAATCAGTATAAGAATCAACCAAAAGAGCCTAGTCCTACACCTGTAAAAAACAGTGGGATTAAAGGGCTCTTTTTAAAATTATAAAAATTGGGGGAAATACAGAATGGTTATTAAATTTAATAAATCTGAAGCATTTAATACGGCCAAAGCAAAATTAACGGATGCTTTAACAAACGCTGAAAGTACAGAACAGGAACAATCAACTGCTTTTGAAAATTTCTTTGATGCAATGCAAACGGACGTAATTAATACAGTTCGTAATCAAGTAAATGATGAAATGCTAGATCGTTCTATTCTTCAACAACGCGGTCAAAATGTATTAACGGCAGCAGAAACGAAATTCTTTAATGCAGTTGTACAAGACGGTGGATTCAAAGACGGTTCTATTCTTCCAGTAACTACACAAGAACGTGTATTTGAAGATTTAGTTAAAGAACATCCATTACTTGATGCTTTAGGTCTACAAGATTTAGGCGCGGTAACGAAGTTCATCTACTCTGATGCAACAAAAGCGTATGCATGGGGCGAATTATTTGGCGAGATCAAAGGACAAATTAATGCGGCATTTAGATCAGAACAAATTGGCCAACTTAAATTAACTGCATTTGCAGCTATTCCAAACGACATGTTAGAGCTTGGTCCAGAATGGGTTGAACGTTATGTTCGAACTTTATTAGTAGAATCTTATTCCGTCGGCTTAGAGTTTGGTTTTGTAAATGGTGGTGGTGCTGTTGCGCATCAACCTGTTGGTTTAATGAAAGATGTAAATCCATCTACAGGCGCGGTTACTAATAAAACATCATCTGGCACATTAACATTTGCTCCTTCTGAATTTGGCGAAGTGGTGGCTGGAGAGCTTTATGGAGTAGTAAAATCTTTATCCACTGATGCAAAAGGGAAGTCACGAAAAGTATTAAATAATATTGTAATGGTTGTCAATCCTGTGGATGCTATCGGTGTGCAAGCGCGTAATACAATCCAAACTGCTAATGGTCAATGGGTGATGGCATTACCTTATAACATTCAAACTGCGGAATCTGAGGAAGTACCAGTTGGTAAAGCATTATTCTTTGTGAAAGGTCAATATCTTGCAGCAATTGCTGGTGGATACAAACTTAAAAAGTTTGATCAAACTCTAGCGATTGAAGATGCTACACTTTACACAATTAAACAATTTGCTAATGGTAAGCCAAAGGATAATAAAGCGGCACTTGTTTATGATTTAAATATTTCTTTCGTCCCTAAAGCTCCAACAGTTTAATTAGGAAGGTGAATAAACTATGTCCTATGTAGTAATTAATGCATTTAGAGATAAAGAGGATAATGATCTACTATATCAAATAGGCGAAAAATATCCCAAAAGTGATTATAAACCACCTAAAAAAAGATTAAATGAATTGTCGAAAGAACATCAAACACACAAATGTGTTTTTATTCAAGAAGAGAAAGAAAAAGAGGAGTGATGTAAATGAGCATCACAACTATTTCACCTGAAATTTTAATTCAATTTAAGGAAAGGATGCGCTTAGGGGACGATGAAGATGAGAACTTAAAACGTATTCTTTCTGCATCTAATCAAGAATTAACAAGAATATGTGGATCATATGACATGAATAATGATGAAGCGTTCAAAGAATTAGTTTTTGAGCGCTCCCGTTATGTCTATAACGATGCACTTGAGTATTTTAATGAGAACTTTTTAAGTCAAATTAATAGTCTTAGTATCGAAAAAGCATTAGAAGAAATTGTATTGAGTGGTGAGTAATATGCAACCTTTCAGATACAAGCGACCATTAAACGCAGCAAAGTTGAACAAACGTATCATTCTTGAGTATAAAACATCCGAAACGAAGGATGAAGAAGGTAATACACTCCCGGCCGAATGGAAAGAGTTTGCTGCAGTATGGGCAGAACCTAAAACACCATTTGGTTCCGGCTTTAAATCAGAGATATTTCAAGGGAATGCAGAGTTTGTTATTAAACTAATAAACTTTACAATTCGATATCGAGAAGGCGTTAATTCAGCAATGCGTGTAAGGTATGATGGGAAGTTATACGAGATTAAGTCAGTTATTGATATCGACGAACAACATAAGGAAATGTGCCTTATTTGTGAGGAGCGATCGAATTGGCAGAATTAGAAGTTTTCGGTATAGAAGAATGGATTCGTGATTTGGAACAGTTAGGACAAGATGTGCCAAAGATTACAAGGCAATCTTTACAAGCTGGTGCAAAGGTGTTTGAAAAGAATCTTGAGAGAAATACCCCTGTTGGTCCAGAGGTTCAAAAACCAACGCCAAAACAACTATGGCGAGATGGAAAACACGCAAAAGATGCTATTAAATCAGGCAAAGTTGTAAAAAAAGGGAACTCATATTCCATTGAGGTTGGGTGGGATAAAGCTGATAATTCTCCACATTTTTATATGAAATTTCAAAACTGGGGAACAAGTAAAAATCCAAACCCACCACATAAAGGATTCGCAGAAAAAACATTAATTCAAAGTGAAAAAGAAGTATTACAAGAGATGGAACGAGAATTTATGAATGGGATCACAGGACGATGAGGAATTTGAACAAAGAAGTATTTGATGTATTACGCACAGATACAGTTATTAAAACTGAATTGAGTGGAGAATTTATATATCAATTTGTAAAAGGTAATGGCAAAACGGATATATGGATTACATTTTCTGAATTAAATAGTTCTCCCGGAGTGTATGCGGAGAATGAAGAGAAAACCACAAATGTTATATATCAAGTAGATATATGGTCAATGTCACCAATCAAAACACAACTAAAAAACGCAGTTCAGGCAGCTATGAAAAAGCTGTCTTTTCAGCGTGTTAGCACATTTCCAGATTATGAAATGGATACAAAAATTTATAGATATGGTTTTCGTTTTGTAACGGAAATTATGAACTGAGGAGGAAAATGAAATATGGCAATGACAATCGATTTTAGAGATTTGCATTATGCAGTTTTAACAGAAACACCAGATGGTAAATTTAATTACACTACACCGAAACGAATCGGGAAAACGGTTAGTGGTAAAGCTGCACCTAAAGCAGAATCAGTAACTTTTTATGCTGAAGGTGGGCCAGCAGCAACAGCTAGTGCATTTGGCGGAACGGAGATTGAATTAGAAGTTGATACATTACCTTTATCTATTTATGCGGAGTTGCTAGGTAAAAAGGTTGTAAAAGGTCAAGTGGTTGACAATACAAAAGATGTAGCTCCTTATGTGGCATTATTATATCGTTTACCATACGACAACGGAAAAAACCTATATGTATGTTATTACAAAATGAAGTTTGAACTTCCAAGTGATGAGCATAAAACGGCAGAAGACAAACCGACATTCCAAAGTGCAAAAATTAAAGGTAAAGCAATTCAACGTGCTGATGGAAACTGGAGACACCGTTTGGATGAAGAAGAAGTTGGATTTGATGCAGCAGTTGCGGCAAACTGGTTTAAAGCAGTGCCAACACCACCTGTAGTAACACCTTAATAAAATAAGAATAATGGGGTGGTTGATGCCATCCCCATTTTAATTTAGGAGGAAAAACGAATGAAAATCACTTTACAGAATGCAGAAGGTCAAAAAGATTATTTTTTACCACAATTTATTCCTGGATCAACTACTTTTGAAGCATCTACATTAGCGGATGAATTACAAGCAGATCTTGTACCGAAAGAAACAATTGAAAGAGCAGCTCATTTCGTATCTCGTGTATATGGGAATCAGTTTACAGCGCAAGAGTTTGTGGACGGCACTCATGTATGGTTTTTAAGTCTTACGATTCATTCTGTTTGTTTAACAATTATGGGACGTTTAAATGATGCAATTAAAATAATGGAAACAATTGATGACGCTAAAAAAAAGTTAATGAAACAACTAGAAATGAAGTAGAAGAAAAAACGGTCAAGTATCAAGACATCGTAATCAACATTTATAACTTACTTATGGATGCAGGAATGACACAAAATCAAATCAATGAAATGGATATTGCGTTTTACTTTACCTGTTTAGCGAAAAAGGAAAAAGCAAATCGAGTGACAACAGCAAACCAAGCGCCAGCATGGTTATAAGGTAGGTGAGAATTGAATGGCACTAGGAGATAATACGATTGGTGGTCGCGTCCGTTTGGACACTGATCAATTCGAAAACGGAATTGCAGGTATTAATCGAAGTTTAAAAAGAATCGATGCGGAATTCCGAAACACTTCAGAACAACTACGTGGCGTTGGCTCTGAGATGGATCAATTGGAGAATAAGGCGAATCATTTAAACCAAAAGATCGATGCGCAAACGCAAAAAATGAAGCATTATGAGCAAGCTTTGAGAAATTCGCAGCAAAAACAGCAAGAAATGCGCCAAAAATGTGAGCAATTAGCTACATCTATGCAACAGCTGGAACAAGAGATACAGCAAAGCACCCAAGCGTACGGAAAGAATGCTCAAGAAACAAAAGCTTTACAAGCTCAATATAATCAATTGCAACAAGAATACAAGCAAGGTACACAGGCTTTAGGGCGATTAACAGCACAAGTTTCGCGGAATGATACAGCCTTTAATAATGCTTCAGCAGCACTACATCGTTATCGTAATGAATTAGGTGATACAGAAGAAAGAATGGAGCAGTTAGGCAACGTTTCTGGAAGATTACGAGAACGCATGAACGAAGTTGGAAACACAATGCAAGATACTGGTTCAAGAATTAGTCAAGGATTCGGAGCAGCAGCGGTTGGTGTAGCAGCAGGAGTCGGAGCTTTAGTAGTTAATGCAGGTCAATTTGAAGAAGCAAATAAAAAAGTACAAGCTGGATTAGGGTTAACGAGAGAAGAAAGTTTAAAAGTTAGTGCTGTAGCAAAAGAAGTGTGGCGTGAAGGGTATGGTGAAGATTTAGCTAGTGTCAGCGATTCTTTAGTTAAAGTAAAGCGTAATATCAAAGATATTAACGATGACGATACACTAAAACAAGTAACTCGTGATAGTGAGATTTTAGCGGAAACAATGGAGTCTGATGTAAACGAGGTAACTCGTGGTGCGGCTCAATTAATGGGTCGGTTCGGTTTATCCGGTCAACAAGCCTTTGATTTGTTAGCACAAGGTTCTGCCAAAGGGTTAAATTATTCTAATGAGTTATTTGATAATTTGAGCGAATACGGTCCTTTGTTCCATGAGATGGGATTCAGTGCTGATGAAATGTTTACAATTCTCATTAATGGTTCGAAAAATGGCGCATATAACTTGGATTATGTGAATGACGTTGTAAAAGAATTTGGAATTCGTGTAAAAGACGGTAGTAAGTCCACAACAGAAGCAATGGGACAAATGAGTAAAGAAACGCAAAAAGTTTGGAAAGCGATGTTAGAAGGGAAAGCAACTTCAAAAGATGTTTTCAATGCAGTTTTAAATGAGTTACGAACAACCGATGACCAAATCAAAGTAAATCAATTGGGTGTAGCTCTTTTCGGCGTGAAATGGGAAGATCTCGAAGCTACTACTATGTTATCTCTAAACAACATGGAAACTGGTTTAGGGAACTATAGTGGTGCAATGAATAAAATGGTTGACGGTTATGATACAAGTGCAAAGCAATGGAAATCTGTAACTAGGGAACTACAAATTGCATTAGAACCACTTGGTAAGGTTATTTTAGATATTGCCAAGCAAGCTATACCAGAACTTAAAGAGTCTATTAAAGGGATAGCGGATTGGTTTAATGGGTTGGATGAAAGTTCCCAAAAGGTTTATGGGACGTCATTACTCCTTGCTCCAGCAATTATGGGCGTAGTTGGTGCGCTCGGCTTTCTTTCTTTTGCTGTGGGTGCAATCATAGCTAATCCAATTGTTGCGACAATTGGTGGAGTTGTAATTGGGCTTGGTGCACTAGGTTTCGCTTTTGTTGATGCTGGTAAAAAAGCACAAAAAGCAGAAGAAGATAGTCGCAGATTCGGGGATGGTGTAAGCGAAGGGACGAAAAAAGCTCTTGAAGGTTATGTAGATTTAAAAGAGCAAGCTTTTAAAACCTTAGATGAAATACCAATTATGACGGGCGAAAAGGCAAAGGAAGCAGTACAACGAGCGCATGATGAATTTGGTAAGTTAGCAGATGAAGCAATTCAAGCGATCAATAAAGATAAAGGTAAGTTCCAGGCTCATTTAGATAGTTGGTTTGCTGGGGAAACAGATTCAGCTGTATTAAGAGCGAAAGATAAAATAGTTAATGATCAAATGGAAGTATTTCGAGCTCAAGAAGAAGCTGTAATTAAAGCGAATGAAAAAATCCAAAGCTTACTAACTCAGTATAATGGGCAGATTCACAAGATGACTGCAGCAGATAAATCTGTATTCCTGGCAGCTATAAAATCTATTGATGCTGAAGTGGGAAAATCTGCAGCTAAAAGTGTAGATGAGATCCAAAAAATTGGGAAAGCGATGGATAACTTCAACAAAAATACTTCTGTTGAAACAATTCAAACTAAAGTTAAAGAATTAGGAAAAGAATATACAAACTTAAGTAACGACTTAGATAAAGCAAGAAATAAGGAAATTGAGTTTGCAAAAACTAAGATAGCTGATACAGAAGGACAAAAGATCGCCATTGCTCAAATAAATAAAAAATACTCGGAACAATCCATTCTTCTAACGGAAGGGTATAAACAGCAAATCCAACAAGCGCAAGAAGTGTTGAAATCCAAAGGCGTCGAGATGGATTTAACAACCGGTATCACGAAAGCCGAAACAGAAAAAATTAAAATTCAAGGTCGAGGGTTTGGCGAATACGTAAAGAATTCAGAAATAATTGAGAGTACGAATGAAAATTTATTTAAACGGCTTAAAGATAGAGCGGCGAAGGAATCTGATTTACGTGCGAAAAGTGCTGAAGAAGTAAAAAGATACGGCGAATCGCTAATTGCTAATTCTAATACGGTTTATGATAGTCTTTTCCAATCAACACGTGAAAAGGCAGTAGAAGTTGCGAATGATATTGCAGTTACCTTTGAAGATGGAAGTAAAGCAATCGATTTAGGAGATCAGGGTCGAGTTGCAGTAGAAGAATTTGTTGAAGGAATTAAATCTGGAAAATACAAGGTAAACGATGTAGCAATTGCTTTAATAAATACAATGCGTTTAGAAATGGGAAACGAACCTTTAACGCAAGAGGGTATTAAAGTAATGACGACATTTGCCGATGGATTAAAGCAAATGAACGTTACTGATATTGCCACAAAGTTAAATCTTGATCTTAAAAAGAATTTAGAAATTGATTTGGGTCCGCTTGGTAAAATGACATCCACACAATTTGTAAATGGTTTGAAAGAAGGCACAGTTGGTATTGACGCTGTGTTTATTTTTTTTCAACAGAATTTATCTAAATTAACAGCAACTGATTTATCTCAAGATGGAACAAAAATCATGGCTACTTTAAAAACAGGCATGGAAATGGGATTTATCGGTGTACAAGATGTATTTAACAAGTTAGGGATAACACTTGACGATCAAACGAAATATGATTTAGGTCCCAATGGACAGTTTACAGCTAGTTCTCTTGCACAAGGGTTGCAAAACGGAGAAATTAACATAGATACAGCGCTTGAAGTTATTAGGCAAATGGTTGTACAAAAGACAAATGTTGATACAACTCAACAAGGATCAAATATCTCACAAACAACCGCAAACGGAATCATTAGTAATACAGCTCCTGAGAATGCAGCGACAGAAAAGAAACAATCTGTGGAAGGGATTTTAGGCAGTACAACCGATGGTGGCGGTGGTAGTAAGAGTGGTAACCAACTAGGTCAAGGTATCGTTAATCAAAATGGTTACATTAGGGGAAGTGCTCTTGAAGCCGTATTTAATGCTCATAGCGGATTTAATACGATAAATGGGACCCCGGCTGGTCAACGAGGTGGAGTTGAGTTTGCACAAGGAATTGGAGCTCAACGCGGGAACGCTCAAGGTAATGCGCAAGGTAATGCAGGAGCGGCTCAATCCGGATTTAATACGGTAAATGGTACACCGATGGGACAGAAGGGTGGCAATCAATTCGCTCAAGGAATTGGAGCTCAACGTGGGAACGCTCAAGGGAACGCTCAAGGTAATGCAGGAGCGGCTCAATCCGGATTTAATACAATAAACGGGACCCCGGCTGGTCAAAAAGGTGGCGCTGAGTTTTCTAAAGGAATTTCTTCACAAGGTGATAGTGCACGTTCCAGTGGTTCAAATGTTGCAGAAAAGGGTAAATCTGGTTTAGGAAGTGTAAGTTCCAACAGTGTAGGTACAAGTTTTGCGCAAGGGTTTATAGATGGAATGTCAAGTAAAGGTTCCATGGTATCAAAAGTTGCGTCTGGTCTTGCGCAAGGGGCTTTTGCAGCATTGAAAGCCACACTTGATGTAAACTCACCATCGAAGCTTACAAGAGATCAAGGCGGTAAACCATTCGGTGAAGGCTTTGCATTAGGTATTCAAAAATCAGCTCCTATGGCTGAAAAGGAAAGTCGCGCACTGGCATTGCAAGCAAATGATTCTTTAGTGAATGAACTGGATAAAAATAAACATACGTTTGCAGGAGTTCGTATAGCAAAAGGAATCGCTGCAGGTATTAAGAGTCAATATTCCGTGGTTCGTGATGCATTACAAGATACAGTATCAGTCGCTATGGATGGTATTCGTTCTATTAAACCAGAAGAAATATTTAATTTTAAAGGTGATGATCCATTAACAAAGTATTTTAATGCGATCTTTGAAGATGGGGACTGGCAAAATGATTGGATAACACATATTCCAAAGGATATGCGCAATACGGTGATGGAAATTGGTCGCCAAATGGAACGTTTTGAAGGTCTTTCAGTAACTGATGTTGGGAATCTCTCCAGGTGGCAAAAGGTATTGTCTGATAATCCAAATACCATTCAGTATAGGACTAGTAACGATAATACAGCTAGAACATCACGCGAAAAGGTCGAACCGATTTATATTGAAATTCCTGTGATGATAGAGGGACGAGAAGTAGCTCGCGTGAGTCATCAGTATGTAACCGAATTTCAAAATAGAGAAAAAATAAGAAACTCTGCCTTTTAAGGTTAGAGTTTTTTATTAATGAGAGGTGAAGATGAAAATGCGTTCATTTACATTCAATGGCGAACGAAAGAATTATATTCAAATAGAAAAAGGATGGAGTCCGCCAACATGGTCACCTTTGAGGCGAAATTTGTTAAGAGTTCCTGGATATCCAGGTGCAAGGATATTAAGTACAGATACTGACCTTCGGCCGCTCCCTGTACCTGTAGGGATTATTGTTCCAGATGGACAGAATTTAGAAACATTAAAGGAAGAAATAGCGAACTGGCTCATTACTGAACAACCAGTTGAACTTATTTTTGATGCAATGCCAAATAGAACATACTTAGCTATTGTGGATGATAGTTTTGATCTAGATGAGTTTGTCACCTTAGGAATAGGTGCTATTAAATTCATATGCCCGATGCCATACAAGTTAGGCGAAACTAAAACGGCTGAATTTGTTCAAAATTGGTCTACTGAAACAACAGCATACTTAAATAATCAGGGCAGTGTAGAAGCGCCGCCAATAATTGAAATGACAGTAAAGAAACCAAGCACTGTTTTAGATGTGTGGTTCGGTGAATATCCTAACGCCCGTGAATATTTCCGCATTGGATTACCTATATCTATCGATGATAAACCTGTACAAGAAGAAGAGCGTTTGCTATGGGATGAAATGAATAATATTGTCGGTTGGACTGACGCTAGTCAAATCGGAAGTATGAAAAGTACTGGTAGATTTAAGGTTAATGATGGTAGATTCGCATTTGAAGTTGGGGAATGGGGGGATCAAAAAAACTTAGAATTCACAGGACCTATATGGAAACGCTCGATACCTGGTGGACCCCTTACTGATTTTAAAGCTGAAATATGCGTTACTTTGATAGCTAAAAATTATTGGGAAATGGGTCGAGTCAGTATGTTCTTATTGGATGAACAAGGCGGTATAGTAGCCGATGTTAACATGAATGATCTGTATTGGACGGCCAAACAAACACACGCTTTTGCGCGCATCGGAGATGTTTCACAACCAAACAATACAAGAAAGATGTTTGACTCTGGAGGTAGTGGTAATACAGCATTTAATGATTTCTATGGTCGGATGGCAATCGCTCGCCGTGGGAAAAAATGGTCTGTTTACTTTGCTAGATTCCGAGACGGAACAGAGATAGACGACTATAAAGCGGTTGAATTCTTTACAGACGATGAAACAAATCCAATGACAGTAACAGGTAGAAGGGTCGCCCAAATAGCTATTGGTATTCAGCGATGGTCTACTAGTGACCCTACTAACTTAATGAGAATTGATGATTTAAAGATCTGGAAAATTAATAAGGTAACTGATGGAAGTAAGCCATACTTGGTAGATACTGGCGACAAAGTTGTAATTGATACAGAAAGAAGCCTTGTTACGATTAACGGGAAAAACGCTATTAATATTAAAGATATATTTAGTGAATTCCCCACTATTATCAAAGGATACAATCGAATCGATATTATGCCACCAGATGTTACAGCAACGATTAGTTTCAGGGAGAGATATCGATGAGAGGACCAAGTGGAACACTTCATGTTGTTGATTTTAAAACCAATCAGATTATCTCAGCCATTCAACCAAAAGATTATTGGGATGACAAACGACATTGGGAAATCAAAGATAATATTGATACTTTAGAATTTAAAGTATTTGATAAGACAACAAATGCAATCTCGCTTATGCAACAAAACTTAGTGTTAAAAGAGGTTCGTGATGGGCGTATTGTTCCATATGTAATCACAGAAGTAGAAAAGGATTCTGAAGGTAGATCACTTACAGCTTATGCATCTGGTGAATGGATTCAACTTGCAAAAGCGGCATATATTCCTCCACAAAAAATAGAAGTCAAGACAGTAATTGAAATGGTAGACATAGCTCTTGCAGGTACGAAATGGAGACGGGGGAAAACGGTATATTCGAGTTTTCGTTCCATGGAAATCGATAAGTTTATTGATCCACTTTCACTTTTAAAGAAAATCGCATCATTATTTGATTTAGAAATTCAATATCGAGCCGAAGTTGTGGGTTCTAAGATTGTTTCTCGTTATGTGGATATGGTTGAAAAACGAGGCAATGATACTGGGAAAGAAGTTACTCTTGGTAAAGACTTAATTGGTATTAAAAGAATTGAAAACTCACAAAACATCTGTACAGCCTTAGTTGGTTTTGTGAAAAAAGAAGGTAAAGATTTTATTACGATTTCTGATGTGAATAGTGGTGTCCCTTATCTTGTGGACGATGAAGCTTATCAGCGTTGGAATGAAGACGGAATGCATAAGTTTGGTTTTTATAGCCCAGAAACAGAAAGTGAAGATATGGATTCAACACGATTGCTTACTCTTATGAAGACTGAGATGAAAAAACGTATTAATACATCAGTTTCTTATGAGGTAAGCGCACATAGCATTGGACGTATATTCGGGTTGTCTCATGAATTAATTAATGAAGGAGATACACTACGGATTAAAGATACAGGATTTACCCCACAATTATTTTTAGTGGCTCGCGCAATATCTGGTGATGAATCGTTTACTGATCCGTCAAAAGATAAATATAACTTTGGTGATTATCTTGAAATTGTAGATACAAGGGAAGATTTACAGAAGCTATACAATAAACTTCGTGATTCTTTATATGATAAGGCTGATATGGATGCCTTAAAAGAGCTTGAAGAACAATTAGACGACACATCTAGTGATTTTAATAATAGATTAATCGCTATGAAAACGAGCATTGAAGAAACGGATGCATCGATTATTTTAAACGCTCAAGCGGTTAATCAAAAGCTAGAAAAGCTAACAGGTGAGTTGAAAGTCACAGCCGAATCGATAAGTTCAAAAGTTTCAAAAGGTGAAGTGATATCTTCTATTAACCAAACGGCAGAAAGCGTAAAAATAAAAGCTGATTTAATTGATCTAGTCGGTAAAGTAAAAGCTGAATGGTTAATAGCTGGCTTATTAATGGGTATGACCATTAAAACGAGTAATACAAGCGAACATTTGCATATGGAAAACCAAGTTTTACGCTTTGTGAATCAAGGGACAGATAAGATTGTAATAGGATTCGAGAATGAAAGAAAGAGTAAAACCCTAAATCCGTACATCATATTAGGCCAAGGGGATGGTAATGGCAGAAACGTTGGTAGTATCTACAAAGATAACGATGGAGTTTACTATCGATATGTAGATAACGCTGGGGCTGAGAGTGATATTCGTCTAACAGCTCAAGGGAACATTGGTATCAAGGCTCAAGATGGACTTTGGTTCACATCTAAAAGAGCTAATTTTACAGCTCCAATTGAAACGCCTGCAATAAAATTCAACTCAGCTGGTGCAACACCTGGATCTCAACAAGGGACAGTATGGGTAGGAAATGGTTTTAACGGGTATGGACCTTACTTTTATAACAATGGTTGGATCCCATTAAAATATTAACAATTAAAAAGGAGAAATTTTATGAATCGATTTTTAGGCATATTAACAACTGTAAGCGAAGATGGGACAATCAAAGTTCCGTTAGATATGTTACAGACAGCGGGTATTAAACCAAATGCAAAGGTGGAGTTATTCTCTGATACTTCTAATCTTTTCATTCGTACCGCTGAGAAGTTTTGTGATATTTGCGGTACAAACACTAACACAACAACAATCGGTAGCCAGGAAATTTGCAAATATTGTTTAGATAGAATTGCACAAGCGTCACAAGAAAAACAACAGGTGGTATCAGAATAGGAACATCGAAAAATTAATTAGTTAAAACCGAGGGAGCAGCAGAAGCTGGTCTTTTTTAATTGGAAAGGAATGATACGATGGTGAATTCTATATTTAAAACTTACGAAGTTACTGTAGATACTATGAAGGATTCAAGTGTTCCACAAAATATGCGTTATTCCCAAAATGACTTAAAAAGTGCAAAAATACTTATTAATGTTAATCATGATGGAAATGAAGAAGATTTCTCTGAAGCAATTGCAGTTCGTGTTTCTTTTGAAAAATCTGATAAGAAAATTGTTTATCAAGATTGCCAACCAATTAATGTTATGAAAGGAAAATATCAAGTTTTACTTACTACGCAGACACTTACTTCGGTAGGGATTGTAACAGCACATATTCATATTTATTTTCCAAATGATAAGAAAGTGGAAACAGGATCCTTTACGTTTGAAGTTGTCGAATCGAAAATGAGCGATGAAGTAATCGAATCGACAGATTCATTCACTGTAATTCAAAAAGCAATTGAAGCGGGTCAAAAGTTAGAAGGTAAGGATATTGATGGAATCATTGCCGCGGGTGCAAAAGCCGACGCAGCTCTACCTAAAACAGGCGGTACGATGACAGGACCTATAGTTATGACTTCGGGAGATTTTGAATTCAAAAACGTAGCTAATGGTGTCGTATTCCGAAACAACCAAACTGGAATTTTCTCATTCTATGATAAAGCCCAAGATCAAGTTATATGGACGTATAACCCAGCAACCAAAGAATTTAATGTAACGACTCAAACAAACCTTGTCAAAAAAGGCGGAGACATCATGACAGGGAATCTTAAATTAGATCGAGCTAAAGGTTTATATAGATGGGTTCAATGGACGACAGATAGTGCCATTGCTTTCAGTCTAGGTATAACAAGTTCGGAAACGTTTATGTTGCAAGATACAGTAAACAACCAAACGATTTTCTCTTACAATCCTACAACTAAAGAATTAATATTCCCATCGGGTCAGAAGTTAACTGTTAATACAGAGACAAATCTTGTTAAAAAAGCTGGCGACACGATGACGGGGAATCTTGTCATGAGTAATGATAGAGGTGTTTTCTACCAAAATAAAGCAGGGGCGTCCATTCTAGCACATAAGATTGACGTTACTGACGTATTCAGTTTGCGAGATGTAATCAACGGTAGAAACGTTTATACAGTGACGGGTAATGATTTCATTGTAAATTACAACTTAAAAACAGCAAAAGACGGACAAGTTGACATGGTTGTAACAGCTGATGGTACAGCGTTCGACCCGGGCACACCTAGCATCGCAAGAAGAAGAGGGAACACGGTCACGCTTAGAATTGCGCTTCGAAGAAATGTAGGTTCTACAGATTCTATAGTTGCTACTATCCCTGCTGATATGCGACCATCAACTTTTATGGTAACTAATGCGTTAGCTACAGACGGAACTGTCGTTAGATTAACAGTAGAGGCGGCTGGTAATATCAAGTTTAGCGCTACAGATAAAAGCGTATATGCAACAATTACTTACGTAGTAGATTAAAAGGAGGAAAGCAAATGGCTAAATATTACGGTTATGTTTACGATGAGAACGGAAAGTTTGTAGAAACGGTTCCGATTGAAGAGAAACCGATTTTCGAGAAGCAAACTTTCTACCGTGAAGAAACGAAAGAGATTGTGACGGAAGAGAAGTTGTGCGAGTTACACCAATCCATTGAGGACGGTACGTATGAACCCGTTGAGATTCCTCAACCTGATCCTGAACCAGTAGAGGGTGAGGAAGAACCAGAAAGAGTTCCAGTTTATGAGGAACCAATCAGCAAAGAGGATTGTCCTGATTGTGTTATGCGCCGCGTAGATTATGAGACTGTACAAGTTCCATATGAAGAGGATGTAATCGTTGGGTACGAGCCTGACATCCCTCCTAATACTACTCTAGAGGTTTGCCCGTGGTTAGCCTATGAGCCTGTATTCAAGGACGGTAAGTGGGTGAAAACAAAAGAGCCGGAAATTGTTGAACCGCAACCGCAAGAGCCATCGGAATTAGAAAAACTTAAAAAGCAGATGGAACTACTGCAGAAAGCAATGGATGAAATGATTATTGCAGGTATCCAATAAAAAGGAGTAGATACAGAATGGCAGAATACATGGCACAACGAGTAATCGATGAAGTTTTTACGTATGCATATATCATTTCAAAAATGAAGGCGTACAAAGAGCGCATCGATAAATACCTAACTGACAATGGAAGAGCAGATTTAATTACCGATAGCGCACAATAGTGGGCTTTTTATTTTTAATAAAATACGGCTTTGAATAAATTCAATTCATAGATTAAGAGGGGCGATTTCGCTTCTCTTTTTATTTTGAGGAGATGATCGGTGTGAAACGAATAGTAGACCAAGCAATTTACGAAAAGCATGTTAGCCAAGAAAACAAGAACCTAGTCAAAGATTTTCTAACCGAAAAGAAAGCACAAGGAAAAGCGGCAAGCACTTTAAAGCAATATCATTGGGACTTACGAATTATTTTGTTTCTAATACATCAACACTTCAATAATAAAAATCTAATTGAATTAACGCGTAAAGACATTCGAAACTTATCTATTATTTTTCAAGAGCTAGGAATGTCTAATGCACGTGTAAACGGATTGATGAGTGCATTAAGGTCCGCTTTAGAATTTTGTGCGGATGATGATGACTATGCGTATGAATTTAATGTAGGTTCACGGGTACGTGGATTACCAAAGAATCCAGTCAGAGAAATTACTTTTATAACTGAAGAACAAATTGAGTGGTTAATTGACCAGTTAATAGCACAAGAAAGATATATGTTAGCTACGTATTTAGCGCTTTCTTATTATAGTGCAGCGCGAAAAAATGAAGTTTACCAGGTTCAAAAAGAAGAGCTGACAGAACGTTACTTTACGAATGTAGTACGTGGTAAGCGAGGTAAGAAGTTCAGATTGTATTATAATCCCCGAGTACAAGAATGTATTCGTTTATATATAAATCAACGAGGTAAAGATACTATTCCAGATTTGTTTGTACGAGTTTATAAGAATGGTGAACGAAGAACATTAAATAAGAGTGTATTTAACTACTGGTGCAAGATACTCGCTAAGATGCTGTATGAAAAGGAAGGAAAGGAATATAAAATTAATCCGCACTGTTTCCGCCATAGCAGATTAGATAATTTAAAAGTACAAGGTGTACCACTAGAAAAGTTGAAATCGCTTGCGAATCATTCGGATATCTCGACAACACAGTCATATTTAAAGGATAGAAGTGAAGAAGATATTGCAGATATTTTTGGAATGGATCCAAGCTACTTTGCAGCATAAAAGGAGTGAGAAAATGACAATTGAAGTGGGAGTACTTATTGCTATCGTATCGGCATTTATTGGGTACATGTCCTATTCTCTGAACCGTTCAAAAGAAATTAAATCAGATGGTAGGCAAGGGGCAGAGACAAACGCGAAATTAGAGTACATTAGCAAAGGTGTTGATGATATTCGTATAGATATAAAGACGAATGAAAGACAAATGATTGTGCTGGGTGAGCGTATTACAAGGGTCGAGGAAAGTGCCAAACAAGCGCATAAACGTTTGGATAATGTAGAAAAGGAGATAAATTAACTATGAATCAATCAAAAGAAAATATTAAAAAACGATTCCGCAACTGGCGCACCTGGGTTGCGGTTTTTTCTTTGCTTGGATTTTTATTTACGAAGTTTGGTGTACCAGAAGCTAAGAGTTTCTTAGATGAACTGGCGCCTTATTTATTATCTGTTGGTATCGCTTTAGGTATTTGGTCGGATCATGACGATAATCAAAAAGGAGATGTTGAATAATGAGAGTATCGAGTCACGGAGGTCATAACGCAATTGTACCTGGAGCTAACTGGGGGAATCGCAAAGAACATTTAATGGATCGTGAGTGCAATAAGGATTTCATTAACAAATTGCGCGCCCTAGGGCATTCTGTAGAGGACGACACTGACGATGTAGGACGTACAGCCGACACTGTTGTAGGTAACCAAGTTAGGAATATAAATGATAGACCTAACGATGTTGGATTTTCTTGGCACCTAAATGCTTATAAGGGGCAATCCCAAGGCGTAGAAGTACTTTGCTATTCTGAGAAAGAAGCACCTATGGCAGCTCGTATTTCAGCAGAAATCGCTAAACGGACTGGTTGGAAAGACCGCGGTGCTAAGATACGTCCAGACATTGGTGTAATTCGCTCGAGTAACTGCCCATTTTTCCTTATTGAAGCAGGTTTCATAGATAATGATGAAGATATGGCTAAGTGGAATGTGGACGCAATCACTTCGGCGGTAGTTTTTGCTTATTTTGGACAAGAATGTGGAAGTGGAAGCGCAAGTGTAGCGCCTACTCCACCATCTAAACAAAATATCATCCAAACAGGGGCATTCTCACCATATGAAACTCCTGATGTGATGGGAGCATTAACATCCTTAAAAATGACTGCTACATTTATTTTACAATCTAACGGATTAACGTATTTTATTACTGATTCCACTTCAGATGCGCAACTTAATGGAATGAAGGGCTGGCTTGAGCGTAAAGGCTGGTGGTATGAAGTAAAATAAAACAAAAGAATAGTTTGGTAAACAAAAAGAGCCGTCATCTGACGGCTCTTTTTTATTATTATAATTTGTTAGATGAATCGGTTTTGTTTTCTTTTTTTCTCTTTTCAATTTCTTTCTTTACCTCATTGGGAATAGCTATATCTATATTACCTTTTACCTTTTTATAATCTTGTAACAAAGTGTTAGCATTTTCGTTAAACTTTAACAAACTACCACTAGGTGATTTAACTTGTTCATTTAGGGCAGTTATAATTCCGTAAACTTCTTTATACTCTTCATAAGTTTCCTTATATTTTTTAGGATCTTCATTAGCAGCTTCAGAAACAATTTTTAAATTATTCCCCATGCTATTATACATTTCAGTAATTCCCGTAATGATCGTTGCTGAGTTTTTTATTTCTGTATTAACAGCAAGAGAAAAGTCTGTTCGATTATTAATGGCATTCGACCATGCTTTGGAATATGCGTAAAGCTGATTTGCTGAAACATATTCAAACGCTTCAGCGCTTATATAAAATTCGGTAGCTGCATTCAAATATTTTTCATCTCTTTTCTTTTGAGCTTCTAATGCAGCCGCTTCTTTTTTATCAGCATTTAATTTTACAACATTGATACTAACGATAGTTACTATTATCGCTAATACGGATAATAAACCTATTATGACCTTCTTATTCATGAGTTCCCCTCCGATGTTGATTATGTAAGATTTCGTTATCAGCATAACAGGTTATTATTTTTTTGTTTGTCGTAATTCGTCGTTTATTCTTCATTTATCATCTTCAATCCAAATATCTTCAACGCGCATATTAAGAGCTTTTGCTATCCGAATCGCAACTAAAAGTGTCGGTGATCCACCTTGAAGTAAGTTGGTCATTGTAGAATTAGCTATACCAACTTTTTTAGCTATAAATCCGTAACGTAATCCTTTTTCATCTACAATTTGTTTTAAATTGCTACGCAGCACATTTACACCCCCTATATGTATATTCTTGTGAAATCATTTTTGTCCTTTCAAAAAATAAATTTCAGGAGGACAGGCAATGTATTTCATTCTAGTTCATATACCTATATCAAGACCACGAGGAATACCAAGTGGAACTAAGGACATCAAGAGGGGAGATGGTTACATGCGCTGGCAGTATAACCACTTGAACACAACTTCATATTTACATCCTTCAAAAGAATTACGTCAAATGTATAACGAATCAAGGTCCATAAAAGAAACGGAATCAATTAGAAATCACATGATTAATCACAAAGTTTATGATCGGAAAGAATATAAAGGGTATTTCAGCTTGTCACAGGTATTGGAGGAAGATCTATATGGCGAGGAAGAAAATGTTTTAAATTGGGAAATTCTAATGGACTGTTATGATGTCATCCTTACGAGAAAAGGTATTGCATTTCGTGAAAAGGAAGAGGAGGAATAAATATGACTCTTGCAGGGGAAGCGATAATTATTTGGACGGTAACAGGCTTGTCGGTAGTTGCAATGAAGGCAGCAGAAAAAATGGGGAAGAGTGTTCCACATTGGCTTCCACGTATTACCTTGTACACAACTCTCACAGGATCGTTCTTATATCTTCTACGTTATGTTCTAGTTATGTTTCTATGAAGGAATACAATGTGGAATGTCGGGACAATAGGGAAGGTATAAGGAAATGCCTGTCCTGTTATATTCCAAAAGAGTGCAATGATATCCTTATAGGATATCTGAGGGGGAAATGTTTATGTTGGAGTTACTAATGGTTCCTACGGCAGCATTAACTTATGCATTAGTAAGTGATAAGTTCAAACGAAAAGATGATGATAAAAAGAAGATTCAAGTCTTTTTTGAGGTAAGCGGAATCGCTATTAAAAGAGAAGATAAACTACATTATCCAAAATTTCAAAAACAAATCGATGATGATCGCAGCACAACATATGTTTACACATTACCTGTAGGTATGCCAAGTAAAATTATTCAGAAGGTCGAGGATGTTGTGAGTGAGGGGTTAAATAAACCTGTTCGGATTCACTATGACAACTATAAATTAAGCATTCGAGTATTTCATAAAGACATACCTAATAAGTGGGAATGGTCAAAAACATTAGTTGAACAAGGGAAATGGCTTGTACCTATAGGGCAAAGCTTAGAAGAGTTAATTTATCATGACTTTGATAAAACACCACACATGACTTTAGGCGGTTTAACACGTATGGGGAAAACCGTGTTTTTAAAAAATATAATGACATCTCTTATTACAGCACAATCAGATCATACTTATTTATACATTGTCGATTTAAAAGGTGGTTTAGAATTCGGACCATATCAAAATTTAAAGCAAGTTGAATCTATAGCAGAAAAGCCGATTCAAGCATTTCAAGTTTTAAATACCATTCTTGAAAAAATGGAAGAGAAAATGTGCTATATGAAGGAAAGGCATTATACAAACGTTGTAGAAACAAATATAAAAGAACGCCATTTCATTATAGTTGATGAAGGGGCTGAACTTTGCCCTGATAAAAGTATGAGTAAAGAGCAACAAAAGTTATTAATCGCATGTCAAAGGATGCTTTCTTATATAGCAAGGATTGGTGGGGCGCTTGGTTTCAGATTAATTTTTTGTACACAGTATCCAACAGGAGATACATTACCGCGACAAGTTAAGCAAAATTCAGATGCGAAGCTAGGATTTAGATTGCCGACACAAACAGCTTCTCAAGTAGTTATAGATGAGTGTGGATTGGAATCTATTAAAAGCATACCTGGACGCGCTTTGTTTAAAACGGATAGGTTAACAGAAATTCAAGTACCCTATATTTCTAATGAAACGATGTGGAATGTACTAAAACAATATGAGGTGGAGAAACATGAATATACAAACACACATCAAATTGAATCGTCAGATGATGATTCTGACCTCGATTAGAAAGCTGAAATTTGCTACACGTAGGCATTTAATGGCTATACATGATTTAGGTGGTATAAGAAATGCAAACCGTATATTAAAGGATTTAGGCGCGTTTGTTAATAGCACAGTGTATAAAAAGGAATATGTATATTACTTAAATAAAAAAGGGCGTGCGCTATTCGATGATACAGAAAAAATAGTACCAACAATTCGATTAGCACACAGCCTTATGAGAAATGAAGCGTGGCTCTATCTGTTTTGTCCGGATGATTGGCAGATAGAAACACCTATACGTTATAAAATAGATGATAAAAAGAAGACAATTATTCCAGATGTGAAATTCCGAGATGAAGAAGGAATATTAAATGCTATTGAAATAGATCGAACTCAAATGATGAATGTAAATAGTGAGAAGATGAAAAGGTATGGAGAATTTACTATATATTATAGAAAGAAGTATAATGGTAAAGTACCAATGATTCATTTTTTTACATTAACTGAGTATAGACAAAAGACATTGGAACAGCTGGCAGTGAAAAATAGTGTGTATGCAAAGGTACGTGTTTTGCCTGAAATTTAGCTTAAATAAAAACAGCCACATTGCCAACCGCAAAACAGCCACAAAACAGCCGCGAATTAATAACAAGTAGTGAAATCACAGAAAAGCCTTATCAGACAAACATGCATTTTATGCGATGCGTGAAATGAAATGAAACTATATAAAACGAAGGTATATTTTCAGAACGCAAGTTCACCAATGGGAACGCGATCAATATATGTCTCTATACTAAGAGACTTAAACCCTTGACACATAATGTGTTGAGGGTTTTTTATTTATCGGGCATTTTTATATGAGGAATAGAAAGGGGCAAGCAAATTCCAAAATGTACTTGCTAATACCTATGCAAAATGAATATCATTTAAAAAAAGTGAATTGTTTAATATATACGACCTATTTTAATGGGGTGAAAAGTCTTGTTGAAATAAGTTTCAATACAAAGAAAAACCCCTCGATACTGCAGTAATAGGGGGTTTTCGTCATTTATCTACAGTGAATTATGAAGAATATTGTCGTAATTTTTGCACTGAAATTAAGAAGTGTTTAAACAAAAATAAATTATATTGACTCGTTCTATATAAAGAACTAAAATGACAGTAATTAGTAATGTTTATATATTTGAAAAATAAAAAACATGAGTTTTATTTATGGTTTTTATGGGAATTTTAACTGAAATCTCATTGGTATTAAATGAGGAGGAGAAGTAATGAATAAGGAAATAAATTTGAAAAATCTATTTAATGTAATATGGAAAAGGTCGTGGATACTACTATTGTTTACGACTCTTACGACGGTAGGAGGAGCCATGTATAGTATGTATATGAAAACGCCTTTGTATTCCTCCTCAGCAAGGATTATTGTTCAAGCTAACGCCGAAACGATGAATACATTGAAAGCGATGGTAAATGAGCCTGTAATATTAGAAAAAGTAGCTGCTGAATTGAATATAAATAGATCAGCAGGTGCATTAAGTGGACAAATAAGTACAGAAAGTGTACAAGGCTCTCAGATTATGAGGATAAATGTAGTGGATGTGGATCCTGTGCTTGCACATAAAATTGCAAATACTACAGCGGCTGTTTATAAACAAGAAGTAGCAAATATACTGAATTTTAATAATGTGAGTATATTACCAGAGGATCCAGTTCAAAAATATTCTATGCCTATAAATATAAATCACTTTAAGACGATACTAATTGCATTCACGTTAGGTATGGTGCTCAGTATCGGTTTTATTTTTTTATTGGATTCACTTGATGAAAGAATCAAATCAGAACGACGAATTGAACAATTGTTAGATATCCCTGTTTTGGGTGGGATTTCTAAAATGAATAAGAAGAATACGAGAGATAAATTTAGTGGGAAAAATACAGTGTTATTGAGGGAGGGAACGGAGTGGCATACAAAAATAGACGAAAAACAAATGAAGTTAAAAGAGAAAGTATAA